TATCCGACACTTGCCAGTTTGATAAGGCAGATAAGTAAAGTAAATAACTGGTATGTTACCCGTAATCCTTGGAGTAAAGGTAAAAGTGTATTTAGTCCATACGTCGTACAAAGTAATGACGGTCCCAGGCCAAACCGCATTCGTGTAATTACCGTCTGAAATCCTAACGTGAAGACCATTTGCCCCTGAAATCCACTTAGCCCAAAAAGAAATCGTGTATCGTTCAGTTGTATCGAAATAAGGTGCTGTCCTATACCGACAGAAGTCGTTTGCGAAATAAGCCCACGAAGGGCTAGTTGTTATTTCATATTCCAAGCAGGAACTGTCAACCACTCCATCACCTGTTATGCGTCTAATGACTCCGTTACTACCAGAGCCATTGGATGCATACCAGTAATGGAGGTCACTCTCTAACGAACCATTTATAACAAGATTCGTTGTCCCCTCCTCCACCATCACCGCATAGTCAAAACGCCCAGGCTCAAAGCGGGGAACGCCAGGGCGCACTTGAGTACCGTTCTGCGTATACGCTACAGAATTTCTTGTGAAGCTGGCAGTTACGCTCACCGCCGCATCACCTCACCCAAAACTCGTCTCCACCGCTCCCGCCAGATGCGGATGTCGAAGGCCAGTGCCGTCTCCCGCGCCTTGCGGCCCACGGCCTCAAGGAACTCGCCGTGCCGGAGGAGCGCGGCCAGCTTGGCGTGCAGCTTCTCGGCGTGAAGGTCAACGAAAAAGCCGTTGTAGCCGTCAATCACCAGGTTGGCCAAGCCCCCCACCGTGGTTGCCACCACAGGCAGGCCAGAAGCCATCGCCTCCAGGGCGGCGAGGGAAGTTCCCTCCGCCGCCCTTGTAGGTATTACGGCCAGATCAACCTGCCGGTAGACCTCCGGCATCTCGTCAAAGGAGCACTTGAGCCATCTCAAGTTGTGGTACTGACCGCAAATCTCGGCAAGTCTCGCTTCGTCAAGTTCTTCATCCCCGTGGCCCACCATCCAGAAGTCCACATCGGGAAGTTCTTTCACCGCCCACAGGAACTCGTTGCTCCCCCTAAGAGTAGTGAGCCGTCTGGGGTAGAGCACACGTGGCCGCTCCCAGTCCTTCGGCTCCTGTCTCGGGCAAAACACTGAAGTGTCCACGAAGTTAGGGACGTAGCGCATCCGCCTTTCCTCGCCCGGCCAGGTGGCCCGCACGAAGTTGATCGCGTTGGTGTCCACGCAGACCACAGCATCTGGAGCCGTGAGGCCGTACTTCACCCGCCGGAAGTACTCCTTCTTGAAATTCTCCGGCCCGTTCGCCAGCGGGTGCTCCGGGTAGTCCCACCAGATGCCGTGGCAAACAGCTATGCACGGCGAGACCACCCTGGGGAAGCAAACGAACGGTGCAAAGTAAATCCTAAGGTCGGCGCTGAGGGCCACCTCATTGAAGAGCTTGTTCAAGAGCGGGTTTGTTTCGAAATCAAAAACGGTGCCCGGAAACCCGCGCACCGTCATGCCCTCGTACTTCGTTTCCCAGGCGTCTTCCCCGCACTGCACCACCAGCACCCGCCAGCCCTCGTCCCGGAAGAACCGTCCCAACTCCACCAGGTAGCGGTCGGCCCCCGAGCAGACTAGCGACGCGTCTTTTTTGCCGGCGGGGAAGAAAAACGTGGTCAGGATGGCAACGGTAGGCATCATTAACCCTGCCTTGATACAACTTCGGCCTCTACTTCTGCTAGCACTTTCAATACCGCTCCCACAACATCGGCACGTATCTCTGGTTCGGTCAAATACACAACCTTGTAGCCAAGCGAGGTGATATACGCTTCGCGCCTCTTGTCATGCTCTATTCTGTCGGGAAAGTCATGCCAATAGTTTCCGTTACATTCTAGGACCAAGTTGTACTTTGGAAGGTAGAAATCCACCAAGTACGTCCCTATGATGTGTTGGTGGATGTGCTCTACATCCAATGCATCTAGGACACGACGCACCGCAACTTCAAGCGATGAGGTTTTCTGCGACATAATGCGCCGTATTCCACGCCTTAGTTTCATCAACTGCGTCCTTTTGTTCTCAGGATTACTCCACCACCTCTTGCGTGCTACCGATATCTTATAGCGTGTCTCCTCCGAGAACACTCTCCCACGCATCAATTCTGATAGGTATAACCGCCTAGTAGGGTCGCTCCAAAACAACTTGGCGTTCGCCTTACTCTTCACGCTTATCTTTCGCCGTGTCTCTTCCGGCAGTTTCTTGCCCTTACGCGCTTCCGACTGCTTTTTCCGCCACTCCTCTGATCGACCATGCTCAGCACAAAAACGCTTCAACGCCTCCGATATCTTCCTTCGCGTCTCCTCGGACCGTAGGCCAAATTTTCTACCACGTCTTGCTTCGGATATCTTGCACCGTGTTTCCTCGCTATGCCTTTTTCCGTACATGGGATGGCCCGGTCCACGTATTTTCTCCGAAAACGCCCGTCGGCGCTCCCCGCTCCACTTCTGCCCTCTATGACCTTCTGCCACACGCCTAGCGTAGTCTGGATCCTGCCATCTGCGCTTAATGGCCTCACTAAGTCTTGCACGTACTTCCTCGGGCATCCTCTGCCCTTTCTGCAACTACATCCCACTCCCACAGAGCAATGCTGTGAGCCCAACAACGGCTGCGCCAAAGGCATAGAGCATGTGCGCGGCCAGGTTGAGCTTGGAGGTGGCTACTGCACCCGCGCCGATCTTGGTGCCGACCACCGCGCCGTCGGCAAGCTTCGTTGAGGCCACGGCGCCGTCGGCAATGTGAGAGGTGCCGACTGCACTCGCCGCGAGCTTGGCCGACGTAACAGCGGCGCTACCGAGCTCGTTGGTGCTTACCGTGCCGTCCAGCAGCGTAGCCCCGGGGCGGAACTTGCCCGGCAACAACACCACGTGGGGTGTACCGCCCTCGTTCACCGCTACCAGACAGTCGTTCACCCCCAAGCTGGGCTTGGTGTTGGACACCTGGAACGCGCTCGGCGTGGCTTGCACCCAGTAGATGTACCTCTGGTTGGTGTTCGAGTTGGAGATGGTGTAGTCCACGCCCTGGTAGACGATGTGGCAGTCCGTCCAGGCGACGTAGCCCGTGGACGGCGAATTGGTCGTGAAGGTGTAGCCGTCGAGCAGGTGGTGCGCCAGGTTCAGGTGTTGGGAAGTGATGTTGTGCGGAAGCCCCTGCGCCGACTTGGCCACGTCGGAGAGGACGCCGATGCGGTAGCTGATGTCCTGGAGCACGTCGGCGAACTTGTCACTGATGGCCCGGTCAACCGCCTTCTGGATCATCTCCTCCAGGACATGTGCCTCGCCGTTTAGGGGTTTGGCGGGCTTGGCCTCGACCACCCTGGCTTCAACCGGCCTCACCTCGGCGGCGGTCTCCTCGACCATCATCTCCGCTACCTCTTCCGTAAGCCGGCCCACCATCTTAACCACCGCGCCGAAGATGCGCTCCCGCTCCTGCGCGGCCACCTCGCGCATCTGGCGGCTGAGGACAAGGTTGGGCATAAAGGACACCCCCTCGATTAATAAAGTTGGTGGTACGGAAAATTGGTCTTCACGACCGGGATCTCCCCGGCCTTTATGTGCAGGCTCCTGATCGCGTTGACCGCGATCTTGGCCTCCGTCACAGCCTGGTCGGCAAGCTGGAGTTCGTGCTGGAGGCCCACCAGTTTGTCGGACAACTTCTCCACCGGGATGGTGCCGTCGGGGTTGATGCTTGAGGCCCGGTTCCATACCTCGGCACTGGCCGGCAGGTCTTTCACCGCCCCACCCGTGGCCTGCCTGACATAAATCTGGAGAAACGAGAGCGCCCGCTCGACCTCCTTAAAGTTACGGTCGAGCGCGACTAGCATGCTCTCGTTGAACTCGGTTATCCTGAACGGGAGCTGAAACACATCCTGCTGACCACTCATGCACATCACCTCGCATAGGGCTTCGGGATATACTCAACCATCAGCCCCCGCACCTCACAGGAAGTAGAGGCGTTGTGGTAAAACTTAGGGCGCAGGTACCGGCACTCGCTACCCGTGGGGAAACGGTACGGACGCAAGAGCACGTCCCCACCCTCAGCAACAAGGGACTGGAAGTCCCCGTAGTCCAATGACACCTGCAAGTTCACGTCATTCGCTCCAGGGCTGTCCACGACGTAAGCCTTGCGCAACCGCTTTACCCGTTCCGCCGCACCTACGTCGAACGCCTTGCCCACCCAAAACGCCTCAATGGCTACGCCGCAGTCGGTCGTACCCACATCCTGCTCACGAACATAACCGTCCATAGAGCCCCCGGCGTAAAAGTGCCTGAACGACCCGTCGTCGTACTCAAGGAAACAAGAGGCGTTAATGCCCCTCCAAACCCACCACGAGCCCCCTGCGGCGGCGTCTGCAGGAGGGTCGTATACCAGCACCACATTGTTGTAGGAGCTAGTGCCCTCCGGGAGCGCGAACCATATGAGGTCGTTCCACACTCCCGCGCAGGCTTTGTGCAAGTGCTCGTGGTTGACAGTAGCCCAGAAACCCGGTATGGTGTCCTCAATGAGGTTTTCGTACTTAATACCGTTCCAGACGCAGATACCGGCATCCGAGACGAAGTAGAGGTAGCCGCGATGGTGAGTTACGGCACGCGGTCCCACAGCGCCCACACGCGACTCCAGCTCGTCGGAACGGAAGTCGTCAAGTGTAGTGCCCCGCAGGGTGTGGATCGAGTACCGCTTAAAAATCACCAGCTCCCCCAGGAAAGGGTAGAGGCAGGTGATCCGGTCGCCATCTCCCTCCTTGAAAGCCCACTCGTTCACGGGGGGCCAGTTCTCGGGCTCAAACGGCGCACTCCACTTTACCTTGGAAGGCTCACTGGCCGGAACCATAAACAACTGCTCTTTGTGCAGGAGTGGAAACTGGCCGTCGGCCGGGGCGTTGGCAAGATTGGAAGCTACAACCCCGTTCCACTTCCACGGATGGTCTACCCCGTTGGCTGCTACCATATAGCTGACACAGGTGGCAAACAGCACCGGGGCCGTATTGTCAAGGCCGGTCCTGATGCTGACAAACGCACCTGTGCCAGGATCCCAGTAGTACGCCGTACCGCCGGCCACAACTACCAAGCGGCGGCTTACTCCGTAGTAGTAAGCGTAGAGCCCCTGGACCGGACCTCCGAGAGGCGTGGTATTGAGGAACTGCTGGCCGCGCCGCTTGACTAGGCTACCGACCTTACGCGCTACGAAGTTCTGAACGTCCCTGGCCGCGTTGTCAGGCAGCAGGTTGTCATCCTGCTTGTCGAGCAGCCCCGCCGAAAAGTCGTGTATCTTCCACTCCTCCCAGCGCCCCGCCATACAGCCACCTCACCAACCTACGCCTGCTGCTGTTGTCCGTGCCTCGGCCCCAACAGCCTGCGCCTGTTATGCGGCTCAGCAGCCCATATGCGGTCGTAGGCAAACTGCCGCTTGGCCGCAAGATAATCGCTGTAAATCGTGTTGCGGTCCTCCAAAGACATCTCACGCTCCATTGCCCGCGTCACCGCGTACAGCACCAGTAAGTAGTGGTACTCAGCGGGCAGGTCAGGAGTATCGCTTGGGGATGTCACGTGGCTGAGTTTTCGATAATACGCTACGTCTACTTTACCGGAAGTGCCGGTGAGCCCCTGCAGTTTCAGAGTATCCGTGCCGATAAGATACCAACCGGCACCTGATATCCCGTGCTGCCCCAACCGGCGGAGCATCATGCGCGGCCCTGCTGGAGCCGTAGGAGTGTAGTACACCTGGAGAACTTCATGGACCTTAGCCAGGTCGGGGTCCTCAGACATATCAATAACCGCTTCCCCGTTGGTCGGAGTCACGGAAATATTCCGCTTCTCGCCGGGCATCTTCGCCACGGGTGTGAGGTCGTCCAAAGCCATGTTGATGTAGTCAATCCAATCCTGGTCGGGATAAAGCTCACGGGATTGGGCCTGCGCCAGAGTTATGATCTCAGAAACGAGCATGTACCACCCTCCTTTCTACCACCACAGCCCATCACTTTTACTCCGCACATAGACGGCGGTCGCCTGCTTCTGCGCCTCCAAGACAGACCACTCCTGCCGCAGCCGCAGGTAGTCCTCCATTGCTGCCCGAACGTTAGCAGCTCCAGCCCCCTCTGTGGACGCCAGGAGCTTCCACACCGCGTAAGCTACCAGTGCCCTTTCAGCACCCGTCAAGGAAGGCTTGTCGTTCGGGTCAAACATCGCCCGCGGCAAGCTGGTTCCCACGATGTAAAGCTCGCCGTCGCGTGACGGGACCGGGTAAAGGTAAAAGTCTCCCCCAACCGAAAACAAGTCCTCCGGTCCGCCCCTGTACGCTGGGGCCTCGGGAGGGAAGCCGTAGCGCACACGCAAGGGGAACCGGTAGTTGCCGTCCTGCCAGAACGCTTCCTTGGGCAAAAGCAGCTCGGCCGGCCTGGGAACCGTCTCGGTACCGGCAGGGACAGGCACGGTCCACACCTGCAGGAAACGAGCAAGCTCGGCCAGCTCGCGCTGCCCGTTGTTGAGGTGCGTGCGAATCACCTCGTCGCTGTAAAGCTCGCCCTCGTCTCCTACGAAGTCGCGGACTTCTCTGATCAGCTCCGCGAGCGTCAATGCTTGCCACCCCACCCCGGCCACAAGTCCCTGCCGAACCACCGAAAATCGTCCCGAAACATCTCGGACAGCACCCGGTCATCCTCCTGCGCCCTGCGCGCATTGCGCTCCCTGATCCGCTCAATGTGCCGCCTCCACGGGTGCGAATCGTTCCGGGCCATCCAGTACCCGTGCCGGATGGCCTCGACAACGGTGTGGTCCAGGCGCTCGAACGTGGCCAAAACGTAGGGGCCTCTTTTGTCGAGGCCCCACACTTCGTACTCGTGCGTCTTCATGTTGTAGAAAACCTTGAGATCGGGGTCTATCTGCCGCAACAGCTCCGGCACGCCGGTCACGTGCTTGTCAACCGCAATGCGCCCGGTAAACTGGCTCCCGACCACCACCAAGTCACTACGCAACGGCAACCACCACACTACACGTAGTAGGCTACCTTCAGGATGCCGGCACCGGCAGAACCGCCCGTGCCCCCAGCGGTGCCGATCAAAGTGCCGTCGGACACGCCATTCCACTGGGCAATCGTGGACGCCGGCGGGCTAACCACCACCCTCCCAGCAGAGCCCAAGCCGGAGGAAACGCTGGCGTAGGCGTCGTCGTCGGTGGCATGGCCGACCTTGTACGTAGCGCCGCTCGCGTTGAAGCCGGTAGTGACCTCGATCCACATCCCTAGTATCTTGGCACCGTTGGGGATGGTCATCAGCACCTTGCCGTTGTCGTTGTAAGCGACTGCCGCCTGCTGTACCTGGGCGAACTTCGCCCCGGTAGCCGTGTCAACGCCATCCAGCTTGTTGATCTCAGCAGTAGAAACCCCCTGGTCGCGGGTGAACAGGGGACAGTAGTCGCACATCTTGCGGTCTGCCAACTCAATCACCCCCCTAAAAACGAAAGCAGGGCCGCACCTGCTCTAGATGCGGCCCGAACGTTACACCTCAGTAATGCCGGACACCTTGGCCGTCAGGTTACGGTGCAGGGTGATGAGGTTCATGTCCCACACCCAGATGGCCTTGTAGGTCCGGTCCCCGTCCCACTTCAGGATGCCTTCGCCCAGGTCAACCCAGCCGGGGTCGGCAAGCTGGCCGAACACGATGGCGCGCTCGTCGTCACCGCGGTCCCCGGCGCGCAACTCCAGCGCCAAGAAGTAAGCAGTGCCAGGCGGGCAGTCAGGGTCTTCAGCCAAGGCCACACCCTGAGCATTACCAACGTTCCACTTCACAGCTTCAAAACCACCCGGCAAGATTATGCTCTCGGTCTGCACCGGGATGCGCTTGAAACTCTCCAGGTAGTTGGCCGCAGCCGACACCACGCCGGGGGAAGCGATTATTAGATCTACGGTCCCGCCGCGCAGCCGGATTTCCCGGATGGGACGCTCGAAGGTGTCGAAGCCGAAAGTCCCAGCATTTTCCCGGACATAGGCCGCCGCCCACTCATGGTAACCCGGAGTAGCCGGATCAACACCGCCCACAGCTCCGGAGGCGGCAACAATCTTCTTCAGCCCGTCGCACTCCTTGTTGTAGGCGCCCTTGCGGGTCACATAGTTCCCGTTGGACAACCCAAGCCCAGTGCCGGACACAACAAAGGTGTTGTTAGTATAATTGACGGAAACTACTTCCTTGGTGACGATCTTGGCGCCGGTGCTGTGGTTGATAAAGTCGACGTTCATTCCCTTGCGAATATATTTCGCGTTGTCGACCGTCACCGTCGTATTGCCGCTAGCCTCGGAAATGCCAGAGACAGTGGTCAGAACTCCGCTACCGTCACCAAAGAGCTGGCGGTTGATGTCCATACGCAGGTTGCGGGTGACGGACTCGAACTTGAAGCTCTCCAGGTCCCGCCACACGGCCTCAGGTCCCCGACCGCCCTGCAGCGCCCGCAGGGAGAGCTGCACCACGGCCGTTTGCTGGGTGCTGTAGTACCTGGCCCCTCCAGTAATCTCGTTGGTCGGGATAGGCAGCTCGTCGTACTCACCGCCGGCACCGATGCCCTCGTTCAGGCCGAGCTCCAGGGGCACGTAGTAGTACCTACCGCTCACGTCTACGAAGTCGGTGGTCTTCTCCAGTTCCTGGAGCAGCACCGTCTTACGCCAAACCTGGCGTGCAATCACAGGCGCGTACTTCTCTTTAAGGATGGCCTCGTAGTAAGCGATGTTAGATGCCACAATTCCCCACCTCCATTAGTGATCAAAGTTAAGCTCCAGTCACACCGCTACGCAACGCTTCGATAAAATCCCGTACACCCCGCCGCGCCTGCCTGAACGACTGAGGGGCCTCGGAAGGCACCTGCGGAATACCGCCGCCAGGACCTTCCACCGGGGGCAAGTCCTTCACTGCCGACTTCTGCAGCTGGGTCTGGAGGATGCGCTCCGCCGCCGGCCGATCGCCGCTCGCCAGCTTCTCTACAGCGTACATCTTCACCAGCTCCGGAAGGGGCACGTTATGGTAACGGGAAGCTAACTGCAACAGCTCTTGCTCGGACAGGTCCGGAAGGATAGGAAAGTGCTGCTTCAGGTTTTCGTAAGCCTGCCGGGCCTGGTTAAGCTCCTCCTTGAGGGCGATGTCCGCCAGGGCCTGCTCTACATACCGCAGGCGAGCGTCCAACACAGCGGCAAACGGGTCCGCCTGCGGGGTGTTGACCACAGGCGTCCCTGGCTGAGACGGCTGCTGCTCCTTCTGTGGTTGGGACATAGACGCGGCACCTCCTCCCAGGCCGTAGTGCTGCCGGATAACCTCTTCTACCTTGTCATACAGGTTGGGATCAGAAACTATGACCCGCGCCAACTCGGCTAGAGGGTCACTCTGTGCAGTGGGCTCTTGCCCGGCACCGGCCGCCGGCTCAGAAGACACCACGGCCCCGGACTGCACGCCTTGCTGCTCCGGGGCCGCTGGTTCCACCGCTGCCGTCTGAATCAAGCCTTCAGGTCCCAAAACCTATTCCTCCCTCCTTCTCATCTAGCTCCAGCACGCGGCTGCTGCGCCTGCTGAACTATGGTCTGCTGCAGGAAGGCCGTGTGCGCTGCCACGTGCTGGCGGAAAATCTGCTTCCGCTCTTCAGGCAATTCCTCGTACTGCACGGTCTTGCGGAGCCGGTTGTGCTCCACAATATGAACAGCGTGGTTGTGGAAGTCTTCCACCACCACCTCCTCTCCGTCGAGCATTCGCTGGTTTTCCCTAGCCGCCTGGGCCGCATCCAGCTCCAGATCGCTGTAAAGCTCCTCCTCGGACCCATACTGGGTCAGGCGCAGCACTACACGCGGATCGGTGACAATCCTGCGGTCCCACAGGTTAAGAAGGAACTCCTGCTGCTGTACCTGAGACTTGGGCAGCGTGGAGCCCGCCACCACGCGCACGTCCGCTTCCGGCGGGATGTCCTCTGCCTTGAAGAGCTTGGCCTCCCACTCGGCGTTTTCCCCAAGTACCCGCAGTACTCTAGGCACTTCGTAAAACTGCCTCGCCAGGTTGAGTGCGTACTGGAGCGCCCTGCCGATGAAACACTCCCAGTTGTACGCCACGACGTTCATGCGCGTAGCGTCCTGCTCCAACAAATAAGCCAATGCCGCCGCCGAACGAACATTCCGCGGAACTGTACCGCGCGACACCTCGCTCACACCTGAGATGTCATCACGCTCCTGCAGGATGCGGAGCAGCGTGTTGACCATGTGGCTCGGGTACGGGTCCACCCGAATAGGTGTAAAATTGCCTCCCACAATCGGGTTGTAGGGTATCACCTCCCCGGCCTCCCAGCTAGGTTCCCGCAAGAGTGCGTTGACTGGTGCCAGAAGCATTGGGTTGGAGAGCTTCGTGGTGTTCTCGATGATGTCAGACCTGAGCTTGTTGTAAATTACGTTTATCGCCCGCAGGTGCGACACGACGCTGGCACCATAAAACTGATCGGGCGCGGGGAGGTGTTTCATCATCACAAACGGTATAGGACAAGTGGCCGCATAGGGGTTGTCACCCTCGTAAAGCACCTTGTTCGCCGCCACTACTGCGTAACGGCCTCGCGGGTGCCTGCTACTGGGGCGCTCCCAGTACTCCTTGACCATCACTGCAGGCAAATTGCCCTCCGCACCGTACAAAATGCGGTCTCTCACGCTTCCTTCTAGAGCTGAAACGACGGTGGAAGCATCTGCCGCCACACGCACCCCGTACTTCTCCTCCACATATTCCACAGACCTGACCCTAGCATGTATAACCCAAGCCGCCTCTTCCATCGTCCGGGCGAAGGGGTCTACGAAAACCTCAAAAGGCGTCAGGTAGTCTATGGCGACATCGCCCAGCGCACGCGGACCGTCCCCCGCGTCCACCACCGGCCCCGCCATCGGGTCCCAAAACACCTTGACGAAAGCATTTCCACAAACCAAAGCCCACAGCAGAGCCTCACGGAAGGTCTTCTCCCAATTCTGCGAGTGCCACAACCACTCCAGGAACTTCCGGCAGGCCTTAGCTTTCGCCACATCGTCCTGGTCGCCGGAAGCGGCCACAACAGTAAACACCGGCTGGTTGCGCGTGAGCCGGGCGTACTCCATGCGCACCACAGGCATTATTAGGTTGGCTACCAGCCGCGGTTTCTTCCCCGGCGGCACCCACTCGACCACGCGCCTGCTGGTGGGGTCGTAGACCACCCACTGCCTGCCGGAGTAGAAGGCGATGTCCAGCTTCCACTCCCGCTCATAGCGCAGGCGAGCCTGGTGCGCCTGCTTGAACCTCTTGTTTACCAAGGCGGCAGTACTTAGGTTTTCCATCGGTTACGCTCCCACGTCAGAAATATCGAAGTCCTCCGGCTCGACATCAGGCCGAGGCTCCGGCCGCAGGATGTGCTGTTCGATCAGGTCAGCCTGCTTGTACTGAGCAAAATCACGGGCCATGATCCGGTCCAGCAACCGCTCACGGTCCGCACGCGACTGTTCAATGAGAACGTAAACCCGCTCCCAATGGGAGCGGTCACGGATAAACAAGAACACCAGCGTTACAAACCAGCAGGCTATAAAAGCCGAGACTAGGAAGGTCACTCCGAAGCCTCCTCTGTCTTCTTGCACTTCTTCCTGTGAGCCAGCAGTTTACCCGCGTTGTCGAACTCCTTGCCGCAAACGGGGCAGACAAAAGCAGACGGCGTGGTTGATTCCCCTCCCGTCCCCTGCACGTCAGCCCCGACTTGCGCCTGCCCTGCGGAGACCCCCGCACCGGCATGCTCGATCCACGCCCGCGCCAGCTTCTCCACGCAGGAGTCGCAAATAACCTCAAACCCGACGGTGAAGCACTCAACGTTTCCTATACGCGGGTGAACGAAGGTCCTACAAAACAGGCAGGTTCCTATGACCTGCCTACGGACAACCTCCACTACTTACTGCCTCCCTTCTTGGAGAGCCTGCGCAGGATAGCCTGGCGCCGCCGCGGGTCGGAAATCTTCTTCGCCGCCTCACGGGCCTTGGCGTAGCTTATTGCTACCGCCTGGTCCTTCGGATAGCCCTCCTTAATCAACCGACGTATCCTGGCGCTGATAGCCTCACGCGAATACCCGGACTTGAGCGGCACGGTTACTCACCCCAATGCTAGGTCGTACTCACTTTCAACTGCCCATCAGATGTCACGGCCGCCACGTTCGTCCCGTCCCAGATCATAACCTTGCCCTCAGCCGTCTCCACGTAGCCCTGCACCGTGACCACCCCGCCCTTGTAGTTAAAGACCACAGGGCGCAGGTACGCCACCGCCTCGGTGTCGAACAGCACAAACCCAGGCTTCCCGGCCGAACCCATCAATGCCCGGCCCGCTCCTACCTGGCCCATGTACGGGAACCATGTGCTGCCGTCGAACGAAGCTTCAAAACGTATCTCCGCCTCAAAACTGCCCTGAATCAAAAACGCGGCCTTGTCCGCGCCGCGCACGTCCAGGGAGCTCCCAGGCCCGTCGGCCTGAGCACTGTCCAGCAACACCGAAAGAGGCATCTGCCAAACCTCCTCAAGCGTAAGCTCCAAGTTCGTCAAACTGCCTCACAGGCGCCTTCCTGATCGGGCGGCGCAGAAGCCCCTCCTGCTGCACCGGGACCTGCGCCTGCGGCACAGCGGCCTGCTGCGGCGAGGCTAACTGCTCTGCTACTTCCCGCCGCACCTGATTGGCGATCGCCAAAGCCATCACCCGGTCGTCGTGCGCTCCAGCCGCAGCCCCAAGCTGACCGTCGTCGTGACGAATGAACACCCGCATTTCCTTAAGCGTCTCAGCGTCGTTGAGCACTACCGCGCCGTTGGCGAAGTCGGCGCGCAAAGCGTCAATTATAAGGCCCTTGGTCCTTCTATCCGTTCTCCACCCCAGCTTGTGGGTCCAGTCACTGGTGACCTTATCAAACACCCGACGGCGGTAGAGCATGTAGTAACCCTCGTCGCGGAGCCAGTTAGCCACCGAAAGCCCGTGGCCGTCCGTAACCTCCGGGGCAACCAGTGCCATGTTGTACCACGTGCCAAGCAGCTTCACTTCATAGGCAAACTGCAGGGGCTCCATCCGGTTTGCAGCCATGATGGCCACTTGCTCCCCCGTGGCCGCGTCCAGGACCGTCGCCACGGAAAAGTCACCCTCGATAGCGGCGCCGGAACCCACGTCCACACCCACCACATACTGCCTTCCAGGCACCGGGGGCTTGAACACCCGCAACCGCTCCCCCGGCGCATGCTGAAACTCAACCCGGCTCCCCTGGACAACTAAAAACCCCTGCCAGGGAACAAGCGCTTCAACCTCGCGGAGCCTGGCACCGATCAGGCTGTAGTCAAAAAGAGTGGCCGACCCGGAGATGAACGCCTCTTCCTCAGTCGCCGGGAACTCGCGCCGGAACTTTTCCTCGTCACCACCGAAATCATTCTCTACCTTCCACTGCCGCCAATAAAGCTGCTCCACGGTCAGCGGCACGCCGGACAGCTCCGGCGGTCTCCTCACCTCGACCCCCGGCGGCACCGGGCGGCGGTACTCCTCGTGCTCATACCACGGGAAGAACAGAGCCTCGTACTCGGACAGGCCGCGCTTCGCCCGCTGAAACGTGTCGTGAAACCACCCTGCCGGGCCGTCGCCCGTAGATTCGACGAAAACCGCTGTGTTGTTGAAATCCGGCACCGCAGCAAAAAGAGCGCGGGTCAGCGACCCGGCGTCTTCATAGAACGCGCACTCGGACAAGTGAACCAAGTGCAGCGTCCTCGACCGGCCGGGATTGCTGCTCTCCGCCGAAGAAATGACGAGCGATGACCCGTTGGCGAAGGCCATTTCATACTTCGTAAAGTACGTTTCCTTTATCCCTACCGCCGCACGGAACCACTCCGGCAAGCTCCTCACCGCAAACCGGTTGATGTCCAGGATGTGTCTGGCCGCTTCGCGCTCGTGCGCGATCTCCATCGCCGACAGGTTCCCGTCCCTGAGCATCCTCCACAGTATATAAGCTTGGATCACGGTGGAGACACCCATCTGCCGCGCCTTCAAGACCACAAGCCGGACAGACCGTTTCCCGGCGACCTGCTTGTTAATGGCAGCAACAATCTTCCGCTGGATAGAGTTCAGCTCCAACGTACCTACAGTGCCGTCCTTGCGGCGGATAAAGAAAAAGCGCCTGCAGAAATACTCAAAATCTGCAAGCGCCGCCCGAACGGCCTTCGCCACAAGCGGGTCTCTAGGCGTCAACCCACCCCACCTCTACATAAAGCGGTGGCGGTCACAGCGCTCGAACTGACAACACATTTCCCCTTGACACGCCGCCACGCTCATTCTTCATCCTCTCCCCCCGCAGCAAAGTCCGCCTCCAACACCCTTCTTTCCTCCGACGTCAGGCCGAACTGGTTGACCACCTGCACCATCGCGCTCGCGCCCTTGCCGGTCAAGCCCATCACGTCCAAATACATACGCATAAAGGACGCATCACCTTCCACCGCCTTGAGCTTCAGGGTGTCCAGCACGTCCGGCAGGCCCTCGCCCAGCTTGACCACCGCTACCTTCAAGAACGCCTCGCGGAGGCTCGCCGCGTCTATAGCAACGTCAAGCGCCTCCTCAAGGGTGACGGGCGTCTCCTTGTCCAGGAGGCGCAAGACGAACTCTTTTGGTTCAAGAGGCATCAACGCATTGTCCACAGCCCCCACCTCACGCGCCCTGCGCGGCCCGCTTTTCTTCCACCGCCTCAAGCACTTCTTTTATCCCCTCAAGCCGTCCGTCCACGCCGCGCCTCTCGACCAGCACCTTCATTATCCCCGCCACCGCAGCGCGGTCCTCGTGGGTCAGCGCCCGCCACAGCGTGGAAATCGCCGCGTCAGCCTCCGTCGCGCCCAAAACGCCCGGGACCCTCTTGAACGGCGCAGCGAGCATCCACATCGGTATCCCAAGCGTTTCCAGCGTCCACAACACGTGAGAAAAGTGCAGGCTGCCGTAGTAGTAGAAACCGTCCTCACTGACCCGCCGGCACAACGCGCTACCGCTGTTGTAAAAATGACCCTGGAAAAACGCTTTGTACGCCTTCGCAAGCGCACGCGTCAGGAATCCGCGCCTCGCAGGAGGCGGCATTATATCCACAAGGTCTTTAACACCCTTACGGTACGCCTCACACACCACGCGGTACGGTGTCCACCCCCGCGTGCGCCGGACGTAAAATTCTTCGTCCACAAGCATCTCTGCGGGGACGCCGAGCGCGTCGGCACACTTCCCCAATACGTCCCACCGCACCCGCCAGCCGGTACGGTCGTTACGTATCGTCGTCCTGCTCTTCCACCGGCCTTTCTCATCCCAGCAGGCCGTGTCCACCCCGGTCAGGTAATACACGGCGGAGCTGACGGGCAGCATCTTGTGGTCCCACCGGCTCCTCACCGTCTCCGGCACGCCGCGGGCGCGGCACACAAGCCAAAACACCGGCTCGTCTATCCGCAATGAAGTGGAGTTGACAATGTGCCGCGCTTCTTCTTCATCCCTACGCGAAGGAAGCAAATGCTCTCACCTTCCAAAACAAGAACCGCCCCCGCGCCGGGGCGGCTCGTACTGAGCAACCCGGTCAACCGGTCATGGGTGCGGCACCCGGTTGGGTTGCGGGTGCCGCGCTCTGGTGGAGGAGGTGCGTCACGCTTATGTGAACACGGCGGCTATTATCTACTCTAAGTCAACTCTAGTATAACATCGCAACTGCGATTTGTCAATGAGTGTCACACTTCTAAATACAACTTCTGCCACCGCAGGGAGCGGCGCACGGCGTCGAACCGCCTGCGGCTTCTGCGCCTACTGACGCCGCGCTTGCTACTGGACAGCACCACGACAGAGGTGGAGCGGAACTTCGGGAGCACTTCGCGCAAGCCGTAGTACTTGTCGTTTTCCACAGTGTGGGCCTCCCTGCCCGGTCGTCGTAGACGGTGTACTTCGTCATATAAATACCACAGCCGTCCTGCTTTTTCTCCACAGCTTTCCACAGGCTGTGACAGGTAACTTCTTTGCGACTGCCATTCTTGAACACTTCGCGGAGGATTTCTTTCGCGATCTCTTTCTTTGTGGGTTTGCGAGCCTTCGGACGGCGTTTCTCTACCGTTTCCGGCAGCCCATACCGCTGACGCCTTTCTCATGCGCTTCTTCAAACAACGCCCGGCCGATGTCGTCCGGTAGCCACAGGCATATTCCCACAGTCGTGTTTATCACCTCCACACCTGGCATACCACGGGTTGTATTCTAAGTCAAGATTGGTTAATTGACACTTAGCTAACTCGCAAGTTTCATAGTTATAAATGATGAATCCCACTAACATATAAATATTATTATCATAATCTAAAAGGAAAAATAAAAGTACTCTATTACGTGTGAACACATACTAATGTGTTCATCCTTTTTTTAACGTGATAATGATAATAATATTTTTCTTAGGGGTGTTTTTCATCATTTATAACTATGAAATGTTGAAACTTAACCGGCTCCTTTTTTCTTCATATTCCCTTAGGACACCCCGCATGTGAGAGTTCGCCTTTCTTCCCCCCACCCTCGCCGGCCGCCCCTGCGCAACCGGGGTACCCGTCCCAGTGGCCCCATGTCGGGTGTGGTCGGGCAAATTGGCAATTGGTCGTAGTTGGCAAATTGGCAATTGGTCGTAGTTGGCAAATTGGCAATTGGTCGTAGTTGGCAGAATTGGTGGCTGCGTCAATCATCGCATCGTTATTGAAACGAGATGAGTGAGCGAGAGTGTATAACAGCGAAAAAGATAGAAAAAATTTGTGCGCATGCATGTGATAGAGTATAGATGCGATAACTAGTCGTAGTGTCTCTAAACAGTGTGTAATCGCGTTTGCGATAACTCGAGTGTGTGTGTATAATCGAGCCAGGTGAGGGAGGTGAGGGAGGTGAAGAAGTGGTACAAGTGGCACCAGGGCGTGTGGGAGTGCACAATAACACTCCCCGCCGTCCGCGCTACAGGGTGCGGTCGTAGTAAAAAGGCGGCGTATGACGCCGCATGCGCCGCCTTATACGGCCGCCCGGTCGTATTGACTACAAACAATAGGAGAGTGAGGCTCTACGGCTAGCTCCGTCGAGCGCCTGTTTCAGTTTCAATCCTACGATGGTGCGATTGGTACTGAAACAGTTCTGCGCTGCGCGTGGCGCTAGTGTGGGCAGGTACTAGCGCCACGGCAGAGGCGGTCGCTGTTTCACGCTGAAACAGGAGTTCTTTGACAGTTTTTTCCAGGCTGCGGCCTACTTGCCCGGGTGGCAGTCTGGGCAATATTGGCTGCTTCGTGGGAGTGCGGCGCAAGGCCGTACCTTGCGAAGTCGGCAGTCTGCCCTACCAGAGCAGGCTGGGAAACGCTGCCAGCCTAGCTGGCACTGGCTGGCGCCACCCAGAATCTGGTAGTGGCTGTCCTGGGGCGCCGGGAATGCCTTCCGGCTTTGGACCAGGTTTGCCAGAACCTGGAAAACCGGCAGGGAGTTAGCTCCGGCGGCTTGGGGAGGACTGGCAAGTTCTGGCAACAGGACTTGCTGTCGGCTGGCGGTCGACACAAAAAGACGAGGCCGCCCGGCCCAATACGGCGCAAGGGTCGCAGCGGGCAGGCTTGTGGGCTCGATGAAGCCTTGTGGGCTGAGGGCGTTTTGTACATACACATATACCAAAACGGAGGGGAGGTTGTAACACTATGTTTGGCACCCTTATATATGCAGTTATGCTTTGGAGCCTGTCTCGGCGAGTTTCATTCGCTGAACTCGCTACTGATGACGAGGTGTGGGCAATCGCTGCTTACACCTCTGACAAAGATGATTACGCCTCCATCGTGGAGGCGGCGCAGTTCGCCTGCGAATTCCCGAATGAGGCGAACCGCCGTCTCCACGAGCTTCACCTCGCCGACCCGGGCGTCCGTGCCCGGGCAGTAGAGATACTTGGCGAGGTAGCCTCCGCCTCGGCATGGGTGGAGGTGGAGCTAAGGGGCGCACCGGTGTACTCTCGGTGCGCCGACATCTCGGGAGTGGAGCGCCACGTCCATTCCCTTCTCGCTGATCTGGACGTGGCGCTGAAGTTCCGAACCTCGTGGTACTGCAACCACGAGGTGCCGGATGAGGCCTACTGCGAGTACGTCATAGTTGACGTATTCGCAGTGGACCATGCAAATCTGCGGCGGGTTCTTGCCCGCCTTGAGGACGCTGGACTCATGCCCAAGGCTCGATTTTAAGCCTGATGACGGCCTGTGGCCTGAGGGCTTGCTACATAATTCGCGCCGCCCGCCGCAATATGGGGCGCGTAAGAAGTACCGGCGGGCAAAGGAGGAATGATGATAAAGAAGGAGGAAATGTACATGAAGCTTAGCGATCAGGAGGTTGTAGGCCTGGTGAGGGAGGCCTACGAGGTCAAGTTAGACGATGCCGGAGTTGTAGTAATATTGCGGTCGCGCTCGACCGGCAAGGTGACTGTACTCGTGGCCGGGGGCAGGCGGGAGGTCGGCCTGCGGTGCGGGCGCGAATGGAGCGAGGAAGACCTCCGGAGGCTCGGCCTAGTAAGGCCGGAAGCGGAGTGGGTCCGGCTTTTGGCTCCGTCCGAGTGGGCGGAGCGGGCCGAGTGGAAAAGTCGCTACGGCAAGATGGACGAGAGAACCGTTCAGTACCTTAATGCGGTCCTCAAAAACATCGGGGCGATCGGCGGGGTCGGGGATTTTCTGGACGGAAGTTCTTCACCTGTCCTGAAGGGAGAGGAGGTTGTTGAGCGGTTTCGCCTGGGTGCCTGCGGCCCCGAGGTGGAGGTCGGGCGGCACGGAGACGTGTGGGTCGTACAACGGGCGGATGTGACGCTGGATGACGCAGGCTTTACGGTCGTGCGCTTCTCGCGCCGGCCGAGCCGCAGGGACATCGAAACCGCCTTTCTGGTGGAGGGGCTTTACCTAGACTTCCTCTTCGGAGGCTTCGACCCTGTTTTCGAGTGCTGGGAATGCGGGGTCTGGCGGCACTGGTTGGACGTCTCGCCGCCGGACGGGTCCCTGGCCGGGCGCGCGGCCATGCTCCGCGAGCGCTACTGCGGGTGCTAGTTCGTCCGGAAGGGGCGGTGCGGTACAGTTTCAATCCCTCATATCCCTGGTAGGCTGCGAACTTGTTTTAGCCCGATGAGGTCCTGTGGGCCGAGAGCGCCGCGTATGCAACCCGCCGCAAGGCGGGCTTTAATTTTACGCGAGAGGAAGTGAGATGGATGCAAAAGGCCAGAGAGACCGCTCTTGTTGACCTCCTGTGGAGGCTTCTTGCGGAGGACGCTCTTCGGTTTGTTCGGCGGTACGATCTCGACGAACTTGCTGACGCTTTTGCGGATGCGCAGTCAAAGGTTGTGGAGACGCTGGAGCAACACGGCGTGGAATTGCTTCCGGCCCTTTTTGTCTTTACCGAGGGTTTGCGCATTCAGCTTTTTGATGTACTTGCGCTTCTGTTCTGTGAGGAGAGGTAAGTTGAACATTAAGGAGGTGATCACCAATGGCCGATAAACTGGTCGTGGTCTTCGCCCGCGAGCGCGAGACCAAGAACACCGTCCGCTTTGCTGAGCAGGAGAACGCGGAGGGTTTACCACCTGTAATCGGTACCCTCTACGTTCAAAAGTTTGTGGTGAAGCGGTTAGGTGATCCGCAGGTCATCAAAATCACAGTGGAGAGGGGTTGATCGGTGTGAGGTGTCCTAAATGTAAGGAAGGCGTTTTGTGGCTCCGCGTGGATCGCAGGTATACAGAAGAATACATGTTGCGTAGCGACGGAACTGTTGGCGCCGAACCCGACTATGTGAGCTACCTTGACGGGGATGGAAGTGCTTGGATCGAGTGCGACCACCCGACCTGCACTTACTACGCCGTAGTGCTTGAGTGGGATGGGAAGGGCCAGGTTTTCATGGTGTGGGATGAGGTATTCAAAGTAGATATGCCGTTTGAGCGCTATAAACAACACATCGAGGAGGTGCTTGCTGGTGTTGACGTTTGACCTTAAACAGGCAAAGTTGATAGCTTCTTTGGTAAAAAC